CTGAAAAAGCTTGGGTTGACCTCAACTCTCTCGTTGTGAGTGGAATCATCGCCGCTAAAAGCCCGTGCTACGACTCGATTACCCGGTCTGTGCGGAGTGAGACGGTGTTTGAGAGCTTGCCAGCACATGTTATCGAAAGTATTAAAGAACCAAGTTGGTTTAAAACCACTAGCGATAAAGATTCCATAGTCGCCCTTGAGTCCTCGTAGGTGGGTCACCCAATCCAAGTAATCCTCAATTAGAGCCTCTGGGATTCCGAGCCAACGCATTAGGAGAGTCTGAGCGGCCAAGAAGTCCTCATTCTGAGTGCTGTCAAAACCGGTATAATCATCCTCAAAAGAAGGCTTTGACCAATCCCAAAACTTTGAGAACCAGGACTCTTGGTCACCCATGGTGACGCCGTTAAGGAGAAGAATCTCAGGAGGAAGAGCAGTCCGGAGAGCTCTATACAAGTACCTTGCGAGAGGACCAAACCTAGCATTGACGGCAGCACCAAAACTCGTTATCATCTGGCCCTTCTTAGCATCACGGTAGGCAGTGCCCAGCTTTGTAATGTCTTGAGCCTTGAGGAAAACCTCGGCTTTCCGAGGATCCAGGGAAGGGTCATTGCGATAGGAAATCCTCCCTAACATCTCGGGCCCTTTCTCGAGGAGTGCGGCCAGGTCCTCTCTCTCGCAATCCTCATAGATGACCGTTGAGAAAGCAACAGAGCGAGGGCTATAGGTATACATGAAAGCCTCGAATAATGCTCGGCCCGCCCCAAGATACGTAGTGGAGGGCCTGCTAGGAGGTACGAAACGCTCAGAAAACGTCCAAGCTTCCGTTGCGAGATCTTTCCTACGGTGTCTAAGAAAAGCAGCAGTCGCGAAATCGGTAGGATCAACCTGTTGGGTATAGCTGCACTTGAACTTAACTTCACGACCATATATCTTAGCTTTTGGGTATAAGAGTTCCATGATATCAGAAACCCTAGTGGGGTCACCGACCAAAGAATGGGCTGGATGAACTGAGAAGTCGGAGAAGAGGGAGTATGGAATTCTTGACCCGAGAGCCACATCTTCGGGGCAGGCCTTACCAGGCCGAGATAGGGGAGTACCATTTTCACAAGGAGTGAAATAGTGGAGCAGTAAAGAGGGGATGAAAGAGAGGGTTCGGGAAGCTGTTTCGGCGTTAAATGTCGATCGCGGTAAATACCAATCTGAGACGAGGCCAGTGGCAGGGGACGTTCTCAAACCAGCTAATGCGGGACGGATAAGCCAACCGAAAGAACTGAGGGGTGAAGGCATAGGTTCGCAGGGGCGAGGCTGTGTCTTCTGTTTTGAAAGGTGTTGAGTTGG